ATACCTCAGCCTCGCCGAGACTGTCCCGACATCTTCCCAGCAATTTCTCAACTTTTTCGAGGTCAACCCGTCGAGCATCAAGTATTGGACTCAGAATGATTTTTCACCGAGTAATTACGTTATAACACCCGGGGGGTGCATCAAGTTCATCAACCCGGGGTACTATACAGTCCAGATGGGTTTCAACGTCCAGGGCGGTTCGGTCCAGAACCTGGCGTACGGATCCTCCCCAACGGACGGCGCCCCCCCGATCCCTTCCTTCATTTACACCTCCAATTGTACGGTGTCGCCTAACCCCTCGACACCCATAATCATTCCCATCATCGTCACAAATCCTGGCCTTTTCTATTACTTTTACGTCACGACAAGCGGCGTGAACCTCCTCACAGGGACGTACTTTTCGGCCATCCCGGTGAATGATATTTACCAGCTTTCGACTGACGTCACACTCGCGAGCACGTCTCTGGCGCCCGTTCCCCTATACGGAAACGTGACTCCCCAAAATAGCACAGTGACCCTCGATTCTAATTCCATGATGAATTTTCAGTTGAACGGCGCGTACCTCATCTCGGGCTCCCTGAGTTTCAATGACCCGTCGTATGTCGCAAACGTCTCGCTGGGATACGGTTCGAACACTATTTACACGTACGACATGTCCATTCAGGGACGGAATCCCACCTTTTGCTTTTCGATGCCCTTGGTCGCAAACACCCTTTTCTCGTACTATCTCAACGTATCGACGACCGGCTCCCTCTCGACCCTGAACGCCAACTCATTCTTTGCGATTAACCAGGTGGGCGTCCTTCCGCCTACGCAGGCTGAAACTATCCTTCCATACAACGGAATTCTGTACCAGAGCACATCGAACACCCTCCCGCCCTCGGGCTTCATAAACCTCGCGAGCACCTTCTACAGTTCAAATACAAATTCGGCCATGATTACCACAACCTCTGGGGGGAACCTTTCGTTCACGAACGTCATGTCCTTCATGATGACGGCCGTCTTATACACTTCCAACGCCGTCTCGACCGTCTCGATAGTAAGCACCGACCCAGCATTTTCGCAACAGACCCATGCAGTCGCGTCGAGTATCGCACCGCCCTACACCGTATCGGTTCCGTTCAGCGTCTCGAACACCAGCGCCCTGTATTCAATTTCGGTCGGAATTATTAACAATCTTTCGGCCAACGTCCTCGCTGGGACGTACATCTCGGTCGCGGCCCTGGCCTCGAGCATCAGCACCGGCGCCATTACGCCCGATTTCAGTTACTGCGACTCGGTCGGGACTCACATCATCAAGAACGCGGACCTCAAGATTGGTGGCCAGACCATCCAGAGCATCACTGGAGAATACATCGAGATTTGGAACGAGTTGAACATCCCGTACGAGAACCAGCCTGGTCTACAGCTTCTGACGGGCAAGTACGACACAGGGACGTCCATCCCACCCCCCGGCCGAACTTACTTCATCAACCTTCCGTACTATTTCTATGAAAACCCCGAGCTGTCCATACCTATCGCGGCGCTCGGTCGCCAGGACGTCGAGGTCTGGGTCACCTTCCGGGAATTCTCCGAACTGACAGCCATCTCCGTTCCTGACCCGACCTTGAGCGCGACTATCATCACCGAGTACGTCTACTTGGCCAACCCCGAGATTAACTGGTTCCAGAACCATCAGATCGACTATGTCATCACACAGACGCAGTATCAGGAGTTCGATCTGGCCCAGGGGTTCCAGAGCGCCGTGTTCGAACTGGAGTTTTCCGGTCCTATCAAGGAGCTCTTTTTCATAACTCAGCCGGTCGGAAACGCGCCTTACGACTATGTGGTCGCCGGGTCGACAAACCCGAACCTGCAGAGTCTCGGGATGACATTCAACGGCGAGGACGCATTCTTGACCTCGTGCACAAACGCCCTCTACGTCGGGGCGATCGAGCCGTTCAACCACCACGTCAACTTCTTTTCCAAACCCCCAACAACCTCACCACAGCCTCAAATTTTCGGAAGGCAATTTTTCATGTACGTCTTCTCGAAAAACCCGAGTAGCCGCAACTCCTCGGGCGCCATCAACTTTAGCAGGATCCGCAACGTGTTTTTGCAGCTCAACGTCTTTAATCCGGGCGCAGTCTATCCCGCGAAGAAATTCCGGGTCATTGCCACGTCACAGAACGTCCTTCGGGTCGAGAACGGAATTGCCGGTCTGATGTTTGACTGAGTTTTTCCAGAAAGTTTTCCAAGACGCAACAATGTCGAGAGTTTCAAACGGGTTTTACGACTGGTTTTCCAATTCCAAAAGAGGATTATATACAAATTATTAAAATAATCTAAATAAGAATTTTCCAATTCCGAAAGGGGGGTACACCCCATTAGGAATTGGAAGTATATGCCGGGACTTGGCCGCCCGACCACCCCTCACCCCCTTTTTGGAATTAGTCATCTCCAAAAAATCCGGAAGTTTGCTTTCGGTTCATCAACTGTTCAAATACGTCCTCCGAGCTGTTCGGTCCCACCCATTCTGCGGGGGTCTCGACGCGCTCCGGAAGAGGAGGCCTGACTTCACCTGGTTTCATGCTTTGGAGATGAAACCTACACGCCCCGCGCTCCTTCAAAGGTCGCCCACAATTCCAGACGTTGCACTTGGCCTCGAAGATCACCCCAAGGTCTTTTGACCCGATACCCATATTGAAACGGATTTCAGACCGCAAGGTCCTCGGAACCTCTTTCAAATGTGAACTGATGGACGTCCGCATGTCCCTGAACATTTCAGACTGGAGAAAGCTATTGAGGACGGCCTGTGTGAACGTTTTAGCCTCGAGGAAGTCGCGACAGGCCGGGTTGTGGTCCCGAACCCACGTACAGTACTTTTCGAACCGAGGCCACGATTCGATGAGCAGAGGAACCACCTGGTCCTGCATCACCCGGTTCCAGTAGACGAGGACAAAGTCACTTGGGGTTGCTCTGACCGCCTCACCATCCTCCATGTAATAGACGTCATAGGTCGCCACGTTGGGCCAGACTGCAAACCTGTTACGGTCATTCAGCTGGTTGAAGATGTGACTGGCGACGTGACGGAAACGAATATGGTCGTTGAGAGACTCCACGAGTTCAGTCAAGTCCAACGACCCAATGTTAGGTGGGACGTACTCGATGTCCCTCGTAAATGTATATGAATCTCTCGAGTCGCACGGATTCTTGCGATCTTCCTCATGCCGTTTCAACTTCCCCTGCGCCCTCGATAGGAACTTCGGGTCCGTGAACTCTTTGAAGCATTTCGGACACTTGACAGAGGCGACCATCTCTACTGTGCTCCAAGAAAAAAAACCTTCCCGAGCCCTCTGTGGCCTGGGTAAAAGTTGTGGTTTTGGGGCAGAAGGTCAGCATGGGTCCGAGTCTCGGGTCGCCGTCGGGTATGTCCTCCATATGGACCCGGCACCGGCCTGATGGTGCACACTCCGGCTCGGAACACCATGCGACTTCGCACGATCTCATATCTATCTATAATCCTTCCTGGTATTTTTAAGTTTCCATAAGTGGAAGGGGGGTGTATTATAATTTCCTAATTTATGGAAGACAAATTGACATAAAACATAGAAAGGGTGGTCACCCTTTTTTAGAATTGCGTCACTTTAGGCCCAGTAGATTCCACGGACCTGATACTATTTGAACACTATATATTCTCAAGTTATGGAAGACAAAATGACATAAAACATAGAAAGGGTGGTCACCCTTTTTTAGAATTGAGTCAATTTAGGCCCGGTAGATTCTTGGCCAAGCGCCCCCGGACCTCCCAAAATCTCTAAGTCCCTAGTAGTATGGCCGGACGGGCAAGTCTGTCGTTCCTCGGCCAGGAGGACATTTCACTGAGCGGCGACCCACAGGTGACGTACTTTGTGGAGAGATATGCAGGGCAGACGCTCTTTGCACAGCGGGTCGACAAGGTGATATTTGACGAACAGGATGTGAGCTTTGGGACCGAGAACCACAGGATCCTGCCCCGGTCCGGGGACCTCATTACCAACATGTACCTGTACGTGGAATTTCCGACCCTGCCGCCAGGCGTGGGCGTGCTGGACTCGGTCGGGACGCTCATGTTCAAGTATGTCGAGATCTATTTAGGAACAGAATTGATCGAACGGCTCTACGCCGAACACATCGAGATGAAGTACGACCTGGAGGTTTCAAAGGGTATGCAACCCGGACTCTCGTACCTTGTCGGAAAGAACCTCCAGTTTTCGACAAACCCCAACGCGTCCTACAACATCCCCCTTCCCTTCTCGACGTTCAGGCGAGGGCTGAGCACGCACGACAAACCCATCACCTTCAGGATCGTCTGGAACGACACAACCTTCTTCACGACCCCTGCATACTCCATCCCAGGGACAGTCAATTCATTCCTGAACATCGAGTACACCTACCTGCCAGACAAGGAAAGGGAGGTGATACAGGGCGCGGCGAGAAACCGCCAGCTCTTCGAACAGGTCCAGCGCATGGATTTCTTCGCACCTCAGGGGTCGGTGAACGTCCAGTGTCTTCTCAACTTTGTCAATCCGGTCAAAGAGCTCTTCGTCGTGATCCAAAACGACTCGGCGCTCGGCTACGACTATAGCAACACCGCCACAAACACGAGCACGACCATCGGGACTGGCAATTTATTGAAGAATTTACAGCTGGATTTCAACGGCGTCTCGCGGGTCGAGCCATTCGTGGGGACGCCCCAACTCCTGCGAGTCATTCAGGCCATGGAGTTTCACACACGGGTCCCGGACCGACTGTTCTACATTTACTCATTTAGCCTGGATCCCGAGAGTGAGAGCCCATGCGGGTCCGTGAACCTGTCACGAATTAAGAATCAAAATTTGTACCTGGCACTGAACCCTAGCCCGGCCAACGTGAACATCAGGGTCTACGTGACGTCCTACAACTTCATGGAGGGGACCAAGGTGGTTTTCAGTAATTTCAAGTAGTTAGAGAATCTGTGCAATTTTAGATTAGAATTGAAAATGAAGACAGGGGAGGGTGAGATGGACACGAGCGCACTCGAACAGAGCGCCATCGAACTTTTCTTGCCCGTCATGGAATCTGCGACGGTCCTGGCCGCACACTATTCTCAGGCGTGCGGACGGGACTGCGTGGTCGGAAAGGATATGCGATATGGGATGATGTATGCGGCCAGGAACGTGGCCGGCAGACACGTGGGGTCTCTGTACCCCGAGGTTTATGAGGACTCCGGAACGGAGTCGGAGGGCGACGAGGACTCGGGTACCGAGTCCGAGGACGAAGAGGACGAGGACTCGGGTGCCGAGTCCGACCAGGACGACCCGGAGTGGACCGAGTACGAAGGCACCGAGGATGACATGGCAAACAAGATGAACGAGTGTGCCAGGACGTGGGCCGACTGGGTCCCAGCAAACCCCACTGAGGCTGCGTTAAAGTCTGCAGTCGACTCTATTGGAGGAGAGTAGGCAGGTCTATGAACTTCGCAAGATTCACAATTTCTGAGGATGGATCAGATGATGAGGACCGGGGACGGATTCAATTTTCAAACATAATTGAAGAGGAGGAGTACGAGCCGGAGTCGTGGAGCGACTCTGGCGACCCGGGAGCGGAGCCTGAAGCCTTCCAGGGGTTCCAGAAGGGGTTCAGCGAAGAGGCTGAAACCCCTGACCCGGCGCCCCGACCATGGGACCCCTCAGAACAGGCGCTTGGGGCGCTTTTGGACCAAATGTCTTG